AATTTTCTGTAAGAACCACCGAAGGGTTCGGTACCTGCTTACGCGTTCAAAACTTCTAAAGCGAATCCTCATGTGTCTGGACATATGTGACCCCCCTGTCCAAAGTAACTGTTATTGATTTTAATGTGATACGAGCAGTATGTAAAATTACATTTCGGACATTTCTGAGATTTTTTTTTATCCTCGGAGCACATGTGTTTGAAAGTACTGTCACACTCGACATTCTTTGAGGTCAATTGGCGTAAGGTCTCAATACCCTGGATGGCACCGATCATTTGTAATATACATAGATAAAGATTACAAAAATTACCGCAAATCTTTATCAGCCGTATAGTACGTCTTACCCTTAGTGGCAAAACTATACACCCTCGCGTACCCCCACGCTTGTGGAGAAGCTCCCGGTCGATGCCCGGTTCTCCACGCGGCGAGTCCCCTCTTGTACACGGTCTTCACGGTCTTTAGAGGAATGCCAGTAGCCTTCGCAATATCTGGCAACGACTTAACATCTGAGCCGTACCTTTTCCGGAACTTTTGGGTGTAGGAGGAAGTCTTCGTCTTTTGTCCTTTGTCTGTTCGGAACTTGGTGTAATCTCTCTTGAGCATCTTTTTGTATCGCGTCTCAACTTCGCCGAGTGTGAGGAGTCCCCTGAAATATTTGAGCGGAGCGTAAATCTTCCCCTTAGTTTGACGCAAGGTTGAGACCTTACGGCGGATTTGGGCATCGGCGAGGGGCATCCTTAATATTATTTAAGATTTTTCTGATGCTCTTCGATTGCTCTTCGAAGAGACGCCTTACACGGACACCCATAGATATCCTCCTGTCCACCGCAGTTTTCCAAATATTCGAGATGCTTGTTTCTCTCGCAATTATTCGAGTCAAAAAAATCCGGCATGCCCTTTGTCTTCTTCTCGTAACATTGAGTTATTTCGAAAGCTGAACCTTTTCCGTCCCATTTAAAAAAACCATCCCACATTTTTTCCTCAATTGGAATCTGATGTTCGATACGCATTTTAAAACCCAATGGGTCTATGGAGCTCAGGACGTCATCTTCATTTGAGAGTTCTATATAAGATTTTTCTTCCTTATCTGTGATATATTTACCTTTGCAGTACTGCAATTTAGAGTTTCGCTTCTTCAGTTTTTTGACAACGCGTGGTGCAAGTTCTCGTGGGACTCCGACTCCTCCATTATTCACGAGTTCGGTTAAATCTCCTTTTCCGAGCGTTTTTGCGACCATGAAGTTATTAAGCATCGTCGCCCACTCAGATGATTCTTTCTCGATACGTTCGGCCTCGGCTTCGGCTTCCTTCCTCTTACGTTCGGCCTCGACTACTTCAGCTCTGGCGGTTTCGTTCGCCTCCTTCGAGGCTCTCTCCCTGGCCTCCACCCTCTCCTGACGGGCTCGTTTCTTCGCGTCGCGCGCATCCTCCTTCGCGTCGCGCGCAGCCTTCTCCTTATTCCTGACACTCATAACCACGACAGAGGATACCACCGACGAAATGGACATTCCGGTGATTACGACCAAGGCGAACGTCATATTGTTTACTCATATTTTTATTGTTACGTACGACACGGCGAGGACGAACAAACTGAAAAACGCATCACTTGGACTCCATTGGTATCCCTCGTCGAAGTCACCCAGTGTGTATTTAGTCATTAGAACCACGATCACAGGGATGATTAGTTCTTTCCTGAAATTCGACTGATTAGGTATCCGTTTCAAAATGTACGTCAACGTCGCAGCGAAGAGGGCGTGTCCTAACATTTCTACTTTTCCTTTAGATATTTAATTGCAACTTCGATCGACGGGTAGATGAGTTTTCCGAAGCGGACGCGACCCGTCCTAGGATTGTACCAGCCATCGTGTCCTTTGAACTTTGCCCTGTGGACCTCGATCATATAAAAGAATAACATTATATTTTATGTATGAGCCTATCAATCATCTGTGGCAACATGTTCAGCGGGAAAACATCCGAGCTTATCCGGCGCCTAAAATGTCGAAAGGCGATCGGTGATAAAATCTTGGTCATCAACTCGAGTAAGGACACGCGGTCTACCGAACGGGTGCTGAGAACGCACGACAACGTCACGTTCACGTGTCTCAAGGTGTATGACATCTTCGACGTGATACACATGCCGGAATTCGACGACGCCGACGTAGTTGCCATAGACGAGGCTCAATTTTTTCCTCGGCTCAAAAAGTTCGTGGAGTGTGGGATGTACGTCAACAAAAACATCATCATCGCGGGACTCGACGCGGACTCGTCGCAGCGAAAGATCGGTGAGATCATAGATTGCATCCCGATGGCGTGCGACGTGACCAAACTTTCGGCGCTTTGCATGCGATGCAAAAACGGAACTCCTGGTCCTTTCACGAAGCGCACCGTAGACGACAAAAGTCCTGAACTCATAGGAGGCTGCGACAAATACGTAGCGGTGTGCAGATACCATCTCACCTCCTATGGACATCTAGTATGAGCACGGTCCTCTTACCCACCCCTTCTTTTATCAACTCGTGGTACCTGCTATGATCGAAAAGAAATTCCCCGCCTTCTTCGTGGACGTGCTGTCCCCCGTCCGTGTAAAGAACGCATCTACCACCACTCTGCACGGTTATGTGGTATCGCAACAGGCGGTTACATTCCGCTCGGTGTGGGTCGAGTCGCATAGGACCTTCACTCACGGCGAACGCCGCCACTTTCGTTTCGACGCATGGGATCTGTTTCAGGAGACTGTTGAGTAAGGGGAAATCTTCAACCCTGTAATAATAGTAGTTATCATTCTTCTCGAACCAAGGAGAGAGGTCGTGGTAAAATCTCTTCTTCAGCGAGGGATGGACCCGTTCGAATTCCTCTTGAATCTTCTTAAAGTGGAGTTTAATCAGCGCCAGGCCGGGGTAATTGGACACCTTGCACGGACTAAACATATGGATGATGTCTCTGAACGAATTGCGTATTCCACAGAGCGGTCGACGAACGTTCTGAAAATACAGGCTGTCTAAAGGAAATTTGCAGAAATCCCACATCACCATCAGCGTGGGAACCGCCAGGACACTTTTGACCCACATTATTATCTCTGTATAAAATAAAAAACGAACGAAATGCCCGGATACACCGAACCGCTCGAGCCCGAGCCCACCAAGGAGAAGAAAGAGATCAAGTCCCGCTTCGCGATGCCCACGAAGCTCACCATCGTTCAGATGGTCCTCCTCGCGTTCCTAGTCATTCACGCGTGGACCTCCCGCAAGGTTAAGGGTGTGGTAGTTTCCACCATCGCCCTCGCCATAGGCCTCCTCCATATGTACGATCACCTCTACCGAGTTGGACGCCACGGTGGTGAGCACCTGTTCTTCCTTCCCAAGAAGGAGGAGTACGGCTGCAAGTCCTGCATGTAAAAAAATTCAAAACGTAATGTAAGTATGCGCGTCAGGATTCGTCGGAGCCCTAACCCGGCGAAGAAATTCAGGGCGACACTAGAAGACGGCAGGACTGTTGACTTTGGTGCGAGTGGATATAGCAACTACACCAAACACAAGAATCCTTCTCGTATGCGAGCGTACGTGCGGCGGCACGGCGGTAAAATATCGATGGGTCTGATTTCAGAACAGGACCCCAAAAAAATTCAGACTCGAATGTTAGACGTCGACCGAAGCGACAAAGAGAGCTGGGGTGTGAGCGGCGTAGGAAGCGCTGGTTTTTGGTCCCGATGGTATCTGTGGAGTTATCCCTCGTTCGGTCAGGTGGACAAGTTCCTGAAGAGGCGGTTCGGAATCATTGTTTCGCGTTGAGAATTTGGTCGACTAAATCTTCAGGCTGTTGCTCCATCATATCGCGGAGACTTTCACACGAGTCTTTCATCTCCATTATCGCGATGTCTACATTTGAGAACGGTAAGCACTTCTTACGCTCTTCGTCCTGGCTCTGCCACGTGCAGGAATTTCGTACCTGATCTTCGGTGAGTCTCCCGTAATCAACTTTCATCTCTTCTGTGGGTTCCATCATGTCTTTCAGGTAAGATTTCCAGTCCTGGAACCCACTGAAGGTCAGAATGCTTTCGTTACTTTTGTAATATTGCATGCCCTTTTTGATTTCCGCTCGAGCATCTTCGCTCGTCAACTCATTGTACAAGGTGCAAAGTTCCGGTGATTTTTCCTGAAGCTTTCTGAACGAGTCGAGCATCGCGTTCTTCGTCGTGAGGTCACCGGGGAGTTCTCCCTCTCTCGGGATGTCGGTGCCGATGAGTCGCAATTCGTTGGCCAAGTCCATGAACTGCCGCATCTTCTTCATCCTGACAACCTTCTCAAAGTGAGGTGAAGTTCCTGGTATGAAACCGGTGATAAAACCTCCCGCCGCCGAGCTGGACAGGGATGAGCAGCAGCACATCAGGAGAAGGAGGCTCGCCATTTGGTAGTAGTCTATATTTTTTTATGTGATTATAGTAATAAACAATGGATCCACTTTCGATGCTCAGTTTGCCAATGACCATGATGAATGTCGTTTCCGGTCTCTCCGCGGGTATTCCCGTCATCGGTGATATAACTCCCAAAACCGACGGTCCTTTGAGTGACAAGGAGTTCGGTTCCTACATCGCCAGTGTAATTTGTTTGATCATAATGATATATATGATAGTCAAAATGCCCTTCAAGACACCCCCCATTATGTTAGCCTGCTGTTGCTCCCTCTCCTCGTGCAGCAGCTCCACCAGCCGCATCGTTGACGAATCCAAGCGTCGTATGGCGTCCTCTCCGGCCGAGGAGTGAGTCAATTTCAAATAAAGTTGTCCACGCGATACATGTTCACATTGAACGACCCTTTCCCCGTGACGTCGACTGATTCACTAGAATGAAGTTCCTGGCAGCCGACGTCATCCATGCAATCTCTGTCCTTGTGTCCCACAGGTATGGAATATAGATTATCACCCCCCGTAGTCGTGTAGAAGTGATACCGATCTCGCCTGCCCCTGACCTCCTTACCATATAAGGGTAAGGTTTCCCCTTGCTCGCCTGTTAAGACTCCCATCTGGTGGAAGACACCCGGCTTCCAACTTCGAATAGGTGGCTGACGGAATTCCGGCTCCATCCGAGGGGGAGGAGGCGCCCTCGCGGTGCGAAAAACTGGGCGAGAGACGACGACCTTCTTGGGGTTGGCCAAGAGGTAGGCCACGGTTGCTATAAGGGTGATTACGACGACCATCATCACTTGGGATTTAGTCTGCTTCTTCATATTACAGTCTAATTAGATTTTTTCTGAGTTTCACCGCTATGTCGTATAGTAATAACAGGACCAGAATTCCCAATATATAAGGAATCGTATTGGTCAACGACTGGACCCCGGATTCGACGATTAAAAAGACGGTCTCGACCGTCGTCGCCCCCCTCTCTACAGCCCCTCCGATACTTCCCACGAGCACAAAAGGACATCGTATTAGTTTGTAAAAGGCTAATCGAATCTCCTGTTTCGTCCTAATGTAATTCATGACACCATTATGCACCGCCGCAACCCTGGCGAGGTGCTCCTTGTGACTGTAATACACTTGTAAAATTTTCAGTTTGTGATTAAGAAATTGTTCGTACGCACTGACTGAATTTAGTACGGTTATCAGTAATAATATGATGGTACTACCATACCACAACCTGTACATATTACTAATTTAGTACGAAAGCTCTAAGCTCCATGCTTCATTCTGACGCACACAAGACACCCGACCCCCACGAGGCCGTCGAACCGAATTTCACGAAAGGTGTATTTAAGCGCCTAAAACGTATCCTGTTGCTACCGCCGTGCACACATTTGAAGCGTCGCTCTCAAATACCCCCGGCATCATCCTCTACCGCGACGCGCTTCTTCGATAATTCGACACGTGGCAAAATATGGAAACCATCAACCATATTCTCGGAGCGTACAAGGAAATGGAAGACGCGACTGTCATTTCTTATGATGAGCAGCCGGAATCGTTATTCCCATATTATATGGTCTTGGACGGTACCTCTTCAAGTCAGATCGTCATCTCAGATCTTCTGAAACTGTTTGCGAGGATTCAAGAAGATCAGGGTTACGTTCCCAGTGAATTCGCGATGGTGTTTCAACACATTGTCACGTACCGCGCGATAGACGCGGCCAATTCAGACGATCGCCAAAGCTTTCAGCTGTACAGTTTCATCGCACAAGAGCTGTTTCGTTGTATGGACATCCCTGAGGGTGGATTCGACGAAGACGACCCATGCTTTTTCAGTTGTGGTCACAAAGCACTAAGCAGCTTATCTGAAAGAATGGTACCTCTCGAAGAAATCATCGCCGAGCTAAAAACTCGCGAAGAGGACGACGACGAGCTAATCAATCAAATTTTAGGAGACAACCGCATTTAATAAATAAATATCTTTTGGTACTATATATGACTTGGATTCAACCTGAATTCGTAGGTTTTCTTTTTGGAAGTAGCTCAATAATCGCTTTGATATTATTGATTATAGATCGCACCACAAAACCATGAGGTTCATTTTTCAACGCGCAAACGCCTCCGAGCCGCATCACGGTCCGGAATCGACTTTCACGAAAAGCGTGTTTGAACGCTTAAAACGTATCCTGTTGCTACCGCCGTGCACACATTTGAAGCGTCGCTCTCAAATACCCCCGGCGTCATCCTCTATCTCGGAAACAAACAACCCAAAAGTGCCAGGCTGGCACTTTTTCTGATGGACCTTCCTCTCGATTGTTTCGGTCTCATTGTTGAGAAATTGGGATCCAATGATGTGACGTCACTCCTTTACGTGAACAAGCAAGTCCGCGAAGACACGTTGGCCACCTTGTCTCCGCAGCAGTGTCTGTGGGCAGCTGGAAAAATCTTGAATAAGGAATATGCTGAGCGGGCTCTCTTTGCAGGTGCTCGTATAAACAAGATCGACCAGGGTACAGGCAAGAGCGTTCTGAAACTCATCGAAGGAAGAAGCGGAGGGGAACAGCTTTATGCGCGCCTCGAAAGATGGAACGATCACACGAAAACGTTTGGACCCAGCGTGTATTCTGCAAGAGCTCAAACCCAGGAGGAACTCGACCGTCATCTAGTCAGATGCGTCAAGCAATTTGCGGGTTTGGATTTTTATGGTGAGTGTTATGAGCATATCAATGACTTACACCCCTATGAGGAGTCTGATTACTTGGATTACGGAGTCGGATGCAAGAATATGGGCTTGTCGATCAAAGAGGCCTTACTGGATGGAGCCGACCCCAACGTCAGAACGCGGATCGTATCCATGATAGACATGGAAGGGGGACTGTTGCACCTACTCACAGTGGACCCTACCGAGACACTATCACCAATGTATAGTGATTGTGAGGACATTGTGGACATCATCAGAGAGCTCAAATCCTTTGGTATCGACATGAACCAGGTTGATAGCAAGAATGATAAGGATCTACCGAGTCAAGAGACTGCACTGCATTATGCCTGCTGGGCAAAAACAGATCTCGGTCCGTGCGAACCTGGCATCCGTCCAGCGATCGTGAAGGCGCTGCTGGATTGTGGAGCAGACCCTAACAAGGCCAATTCTCGAGGAATGACTTGCCTCCATGATTTGGTTTTCCTCCTTATTCCAAACGATCTGACTCCAAATGATCTTACTCCAGATGATCTTAACGATAACCAACGGTTGCTGGAGGAAAACAATACACTGGTGAAGATGTTATTTTCTTATGGACACCGTGCTGTATGATTAGGAATAAATTTGTTTATAATATGATTCGTCGGTTTATTATTAATCATCGCCTTAAAACCATGAGGTTCATTTTCAAAGCGCAAACGCCTCCGAGCCGCATCACGGTCCGGAATCGACTTTCACGAAAAGCGTGTTTGAACGCTTAAAACGTATCCTGTTGCTACCGCCGTGCACACCTTTGAAGCGTCGCTCTCAAATACCCCCGGCATCATCCTCTACCGCGACGCGCTTCTGTGATAATTCGACACGTGGCAAAATATGGAACTCTCCATCAAAGAACTCGATGAAGCTGTGGCCCTGCGTCTCAAATTACATAATCAGAAGAAATTTGAAAACCAAGAAATTGTCAAAACTAGGATTCGGCTCTGTACTCAAACCCCACCTAAGGTGATCCTGGGTGCACTTGATTTAGGGTTTGAAAAACTGGAGAGGGCTAATGCAAAAATTGAACAGCTGGAGAAAGAACTCAAGGTGTGTTGGGTCATTTCTACGCTGATATTTTTACATTTTTTAGTGACTCTCTACCTATACAGGGTATCGAGACGTCTTCACCCAACGACACTGCCCGTAAAGGCGCCTTCAATATGGCTCTTCAGAACGAGGTCTACAAGGCCGCATCTTCGGACACGCTCCTTCACAAAGTCGTGTCTCAACACCAAGACGTATGTGTCATACTCTCGGTCGGTGTGGACGAACTCAGCTCTGCACAAAAGAAGCTACTCTTCGAAGCGTGCATCGACATCGGTACCAGCGATACCGCAAAGGTGAACACGTTTAACCCATCGTGCGATCCGAGCGGTGACCACATCATGTGTACGATACTCGTTCCCGGGGTTCCGATGTGCTACTTGAAGCTTGATTTGATGGAATCAGAGTCCGACGAACACTATCCACTAGACGCTTTGGAGTCGTGTGTACGGGTTTTTACACTCATGTTTCCTTCTGAATACTGATAATTTAATATAAAAAAAAGATATACTTTAATTAGATAGAATGCCCATCCCAGTGGTGAACTATGCCCGGCTTGAAAGACTCAAACCACCGGAAAACAAAAACATTCAGTGGAACCTCAATACGTTCCTAGTTATTTTTATATGCCTGTCTGTTCTTTGTATGTATAAACGAGCCTCGAATATTCACACCAGGCGGAGGAGGTACACAACGCTCGACGGATATCTCGAACAAAGAGAATGAATCACTCGAGTGCGGACACTATGCCGTAACGGATACAATCCTTGGGCGACAGGTAAATGTCTTTCTGCATTAATCTTTTGAATTTACGCTCCGGAATTTGGGTTTTTTCCATATACATTTTTTTGAGCATCTTCATAAATTTGTCAGTGGACCGAAGTTCGTGCTTAAGATCTTCATAGTTTCCCCACATCTCAGTGGAGATCTGATGAATCAACACGAAGGCATTCTTACCCATCCGTCTCTCGGAACCTCCGAGGAGCATAAATGTGGCCGCCGAACAACACGAACCTTGTGCCACTGTTATTACGCGAACTCTGGAAGATTCCAGGACGTTCATGAGGTTCATACCTGAAAATATACATCCACCATCTGAATGAATGTGAACCTTTATCAGGGGTTCGTAACCACAATTCTGCCTTTTTTTTTAGAAGTTCTATCTCCAACTTCTTAAATTTTTCAACAAATTCAAGGGCGTTTTCACGATCCACATCTCCATAAAATAAGATTTCATTGCCAGTGATTTTGACAGTTTCCGTAACTTCAGATTCTTCCTCTTTCGTAGACATTACGCAACTGCTTCTTTACTTTACTCACCTCTCTTGCTTTTAAATTACTTCCGACGCAGAGATGATTGATGACATCAAAATCCTGTGGTGTAATTTTATAGTTAAAGAGTGGTTCCAGATCACCCTTCTCTGCATATTTTTTCAGCAAACCGACCTCCTCCACCCCCAGATTCAGTCTCGATTTCTTTTGAATGCTGGCGAACTTTGATTTTCGCATCCTGTAATTCCCCAGCTTCGTCCAACAGCTCCCCGGTCGGATTTTGTCCCGATTAAGAGGTTCACCGAGCGAAGCCTTCGGTATGGTCAGCGCGTGTAACACGAAATACGGCATCAGGAACCAACTGCCCCGGGTGTATATATGTGTGTCGAAGAAGTCCGCGTCAGAGAAAGCTATTGTCGTCCTCGCTATGTCCGCGCCGACGGAGTTGATATAATTCTCCTGAAACACGTCCCACACATGACCATGTTCGGAGATACTGTCACGAATGTGTATCGGTCCGGGATCACACAGAACGTCGGCTATGAAATCTTTCGGGGTTTGGAAATCGTCCATCGTGTCGTACCCTTCGGAGTAGTTGAAAAAACTTCTGATGTTCCCCTGGCATCTGCGCGCGGCGGCTTCCACCTCGGGTGTCACCTCGTCTACGAGCTGTAACAACGTGTCGGGTTTGTGTTTGGGGATGAACACCGTCTCGAAGTTGGGGTACATACACATGTTCGTCGTGGTTATGATAAGGGATCCGCGAGAGAGACGGTCACCGTCAGATACGCACTCGACGATTTGTTTAAACATTGTGTCGTAATCTTCGATGTAGACATGTTGAGCCGAAGGTTTGATGAACGGAAGGAAAAGTGATTTAGATTTGAGATGTTCACCCAGAAGCTCTACACATTTCAGGCCACGGAGCGCTTCTCTCAACACGAAACTTTTACCAACTCCCGTGGAGCCGCAAATGAACACATTTTTACCCTTGTTCAGGTAACCCTGAATCAATGCAATTTTGTTTCCGTGTATCGTGTGAACCTTTTCATGCTTTTTTTCGTCTTTAACTACAGTAATGAAAGAATCCATCGAGGCTGATGACTTTATTAATCAGGGGGTAGATTTAGTTTTAGGTAACCCCGCACTACAGAAGCGTATCGTCGAACCCTTAACTAAGAAGGTCGTTCTACCATACGTGATTTGCACGGGTCTGTTTAACATTACTATCTTGATTCTCCTCCTCTACCTTGTTCGAGGTCATCGTCGTCAACCGCCATAATACCCTCCTCCTCTTCCTCTTCCTCTTCTTCGTCTTCGTCTACATCAATCTCTACGTCAATCTCTTCCTCGTCTTCACCCTCTTTATTAAAAATCTTTTCCAGTGGAGTATTTCTGGTGATACTCTTCAGGAGTGGAATGGCGCGGACGCGAAGGATCTCAGGTTTGGTAAAGTTCGATTCACGCGGGTATTCCCTTTCAAACTTCAAAAGGATGTGTTTGGGAATGGGCGGACTTTGTTCTAACAACGAGTCATATGTCGTTTTGCAATCTTCCACGAACTTCAGACCCTCCTTCTTACGCTCCTCTCTCGGCAGGGCGAGTTGGAGTCGAATGTTCCTGCTTAGGTTCCCGTGTGCGAGTGCGGCTGTCCGGTGGTTCTCCATGAGCTCCTGTATTTTTAGGAAGGTGCTAATAGTAGCTATAAGGCCCGCAATAAGATTCAAACCACCGATAATCGAAGGAGCCATGGGTTGGATAGAGACGGGTAATGTACTCTGAGCGAAATTCGCCGTACCCGTCAGCGTACTCAAAACGATGACCGGTAGGTTAAACCGGAGAGACAGCTTCCGGTACATCAGGAAAGATCTATGGTGCATATAGCGGTAACAGGCACTCTGCTCCCCCCAATTTTTAAGAATAACTTCGTGGTAATCGTTCCACGATGCCGCCATTTTTTCCTCTGTTATATTTTCTACGCTCATCTTAGTAAATATGAATATAATATTTTGGATTCATTTTTGTTTTTTGTTATGGATTCTGGTGACTCCTTTCCTGAACGATCGCAGACAGCTGGAGTTTTATGGTATGATAATCCCCTTTATTTTTTATCACTGGTCGGTGAATGACGACACCTGCGCTATGACGCAGTTGGAGATGATGCTCACAAATCAGGAAAAGGAGAAGACCTTCATGCACCGCGTCGTTTCACCGATATACGTGATGGAAGAAAATGATGTAAATAAAATTACAAAAACAGTGTTCTTTACTCTATGGGCATTTAGTCAGTACAGACTCGGTCATTTCAGTATGTTCACAGAGGATTTGAAGCGGCTCTTCGGGAAGAGTCTGTGATCTCCGGGAGCTGTTGTCTGAACGTGTTAGCAGATGCGAACAACAGTTCACAAAAAAAGCGTCCATTTTCATAGAAATGATTGTCTTTCCGAACAGCCTGCCAGAGTTTGATCACGCAATCTTTCTTCGCGCAGTCGATACGCATATTGAAGATGGGTCGATTCCCAGTCAATCTACCTTTGAAATAGATGACAAAACCTCCGTAACTCGGACCACCATTGGATCTGCAGACCGGTTCAAAGCGTATGAATTCTTCGGCACGCATACCAGCTTGGTGCATGCGATTGACCAGCTGAGTTCTCAGTTTTTCGTATACGTGCAATCTCGCGATCTGTCTTTTGATTCGCTCACAGAAATCGTGTCTCATTTTTTCTTTCTGTTGATTGAACGCGCGGATATATTGTTCGTAGGTCATATTCGCCTCAGCAACCAGAGATTTGTGCTTTGCTGTCACGCGGCTGATACTTTTATGGGTATTCAGGTTAGCGTACAACCTGGAGATCCGCCGGTGCGTGAAGGAAATATCCTGCTCCTTCGTGCGTAGCTCGCGCTCCCACGTCCGACGCTGCATATTCCATTCAGACGACGTGATGCGGTATGGTGATACTCGAAGGCGTGGTAGTGTTACTCGTGCTTCGTGGGTGGGTAAGACGCTTATTCCATCGAGATTAAGCGTGGGATCGGCGAACACACCGTCGCTGACGGAGAAAGACACCCATGGTATTTTTACGGCGCGCGGTGTCTCGTGGTCATGCAGTCGCTTGATGTCGTCCGCGAGTGAGACGAAGAGGCTTTCTTGCATCGTACCGTCGGCGGCCGCGTCGCTGATCTTGTCCAGCATCTCTCGGTGGATGTCATCGAGGGTGTCGCTCATCGTGCACGCGCGGTGTGTTGTGCGGTCCGTGTCACGCGGTTTGGGCGGGAAAAATCAAAAGTCCCTGCACCCCCCAATTTTAAAAAAATATACGGTTCGGCACACGCCACTTTTCGTTGCACGTGGCCTCGGCCTCCACGCGACGACGCATACACAGCGATGAGTTCAATGGCGTCCTCCTCTCTCTGCTCCGGCGTCATCGGAGATCACGGTCACAACGCAGCTCCTCTCGCTGATGACCCGTGTTGTGAGTCGTGCAACCACGAGGTGACCGTGGCTAGGGTTACGAGTTCCATGGTTTCCGGGTTGAAACAACCGGGAGTGGAATTAAACCGACAGGTTGGCGAATTAAAGAAATCTCGTTCAAGAGAGGTTCTGAAAATTTTTTGAGGTATACCAATATTTTTAATCATCACTTATGTAAATGTTTGCCCTGTTGTGCCGCCCCATCGTCGTCCCAACTCAGACGGGAACCCCCGTCCTTCGCGCGAACGACTGCAGGATCGCATATGTTCAGCCGAATAAAGAGGGAAAGTTGGAGACCGAGATACTAGAGGCTCCCCCGATCACAATAGGACCGGATCAACAGAGTGAAAAATTTTAATCTCAACACTTTATAATGGGAGCACTGAACATAGTGGTGATGCTCTGTGTATCCTCCATCCTCATCCTCTCGTTGATGGGTGGGGTCGGTACGGGTCTCTACAAGGCTGGTTCAGAGGAACAGACTCAAAAGTTAGAGCGCGAAGCGAACGAGACGTGGGTGAAACAGATGGAAGACGACATGTATGAGGAGTTGGATCAGTACCAAGATCCCAGGAGTAAGAGCTTCAGAACGAGGGTTGAGAAATCAGAGGGGTTCGGGCAACTTCCGTATTTTCCCTCCGGTGCGTATTTTAGGCGACGACCCACGGAGTCCGCCCTTCTCTGGCCGAATCGCGGCGATACACTTCCCAACCGGGGTCGCGACTCATTTTCACTCGAAGGTAATCCAGTCAGAGTCGTAGACAACATCACAGATGTCGAGGTTGAATGGGGTAGGTACGATAAAGACGCCTGGACGAACCTATGGGCGAAAGACGATCTTCGTGTCGATTGTGGATCTGACGCTATAAACAGCTTTCAAATACGCTCGGAGAAGTTCGGGGTACCCCGTGACATTATTAAGGAGAAGAAGAATGTGGAGACCGAAACCTCCCTTCTCTTCAAACACCAGTTCCGGAGCTACCACGACAACTACAAACAAGTTTTCAGGTGCTTGACTGGTGCCCCGGGATGGACGTGGACGAAAGAGGAAGGTAACAAGATGTGCTCCGACACTGCGCGGTGCAGAAAACAGATTGGTGGCGAATTCAAAACGCCCATCTCTGATCAGAGGACGAACACCTTACAGGCAAGGAAACCGGATAAGAACTTTAATAAGATTATGGATTGTGATTTCAAATCGGTCGGCGCCGGCGAGTACGGCGCGGATGCTGCCGGAAAGAACTTTCCTCTGACTACGATCGTGCCTAAATGGGAAAATTCCATGGTCAAAGAAAATTTCAGGTTCGGCGGGGCGCAGACAAATGATATCAGACTAGATCCGAACTTGATGGAATTTGATTTCAAATGCAGTAAGCAACCCGTCGCCGGGCCGTGTAGGCCGGTGAAGTACACCGAGTGGACACCGTTTTTCTCGTCACAGGGTGACGGTATACGAGAACTGCGACACCTGGCAAAAAACGCTAGAGTCGCCAAAACGAGTCACGAAAACATCTCTGTGAGTGATCAACTGCAACGAAAGCTTCCGTATCAGGGTAAGGGTAAGATGGACCCCATCAAGGGACTTGGAAAGGTCCGATGCAGTCCCACAGAGGCGTTAACACGCGTTGACTTTGAAGTTAGTGAGGGGCTGAAAGCTCCCAAGGACTGGATTCGATTCGCTTACACGTGCTGCAAGATGTAATTAGATAATGAGCCTATGAAGCTTCTCACTGTTTTTCAACTTCATGAAAACGGCTTCATCACTATCGCCACCTTTCATCGTGAGCGACGGTTCCGTGCACAAGTACCCTCTCGCTTGTATCTGTTACAGCAAAGAGCGACCCTCTCTGCGATATCCACGTTTTGACTGTATCCTATGAAGGTTCGATCGATACCCTCTCCGTCCACGGCTTCTACCGTCG